TCATTTCGCACTACCTCCGCCCGCGCCCGGCGGGCAGTTCTGTTGTCGCCAGGCCGCGAACGCGAGAACTTCGCGCTTCGTGTCGGGCGTGTCAGCGGGCGCCGCGGTGAACTGCCAGTCACACGCCGTATCGATCACCCGCGTTTGCGAAGCGGCGCAGCCCGCGAGCAGAAAGAGGACGATCAGCGCTCGCATGGGTCGTCCTTACGCAACGCGCCGATCTGGGCGAGCTGCGCGTCGAGGTCTGCGTCCGGCACGGCGGCGGCCGTTGTCGTGGCCTGGACGCGGCTCGCCTCGGCCTCCGCGGCTGCGGCACTCGCCGCCGCATTGCCGTCCGCAACTTCCTCGCGCGCCTTGGCGGCATCGGCCTCGGCGTGCGCCGCTTCCGCGTCCTTCGTCTTCGCCCAGCCGAACAGCACGGCGGCCGCGATCGCGCCCAGCGCCACGAGCGCGGCCCACAACTTCACGCGCAGCGATGTGAGGAACGCCATCATGCATGCGCCCCTTGCGCGTCGAGCGCTGCGAGGCCATGGGCCGACATGATCGATTTCAGCTTCGCCGCGTACTGCGGATCCGTCGCATAGCCTTCCTGCGCGATGGCATCAGCGAACGCCGCGCCATCGGTGCACGCGAACGCCGGCCGGTATCGTTCGTTGCCGGTCAGAAAAGCAGCGTGATCGTCAATGCTCCCGCTCCAGTCACCGTACGCGCGGAACGCCGCCGTGATCGTGGTCGTCTTGCCGTCTATCACTTCGTGCGTTACCTGCGCCGTCGTCGGGCCGTGCCAGCTTGCGTCAGCCTTGATGCCGAAGAGGTTCATCCCCGGCGCGTGCGCACCCCAAGCAGATTCGAGCGCGGCCTGCGCAACTGTCACGCTCGCCGGCACGCGCGTGCGTACCATACACGCGCTCGCGGACGGCGCGATCGCCGCGATGAATGCTGCCGGAGTAAGTGGCGCACGCGCCGCGACCGGCGCGCCGGCAGCAACCGGCGCTTCTGCGGGCGTCGTGACAGCGTCCGACTGGCTAATTGGCGAAACCGGCAGCGCCTGCACCTCAGGCGACACCAGCGCGCCGCGCGCGCCAAGCAGCGCCGATAGCCATGCGATGAAACTACTGAACATCTCTCCCTCCCTGCTTTGCGCTCGCGAGTTCGAGTTCGACGAAGTGCGCGATGAAAACGAGCGTGAGGCAAACCAGTGCGACGATGCGTGCGCAGCCTTGTGGCAGTGCTGCACGCAAATCGTCGGGCATTGCACCCCACGCGGTGGAAAGCGCCGGTCCCAGCGCCACGAGAACGCCCAGGATCCCGGTCAAATGTAGCGACGGCCATGCGAGCCAGCGCCGGGGCGCGAGTATCAGATTCACTCTCATCGATGCACCCACCCGTGCCCGACTAGAGCGAGATACACCGCGCCCGCGAGCGCCGATGCGATGAGACCGGCCGCCGTCCACTTCCCGAAATCCGCGAACTTCTGATCCAGCCATTCCTGCAGCGCTTCGCGCACCGCCGTCCTCGCCTGCTCGTCGCGCATCATTTCCTGCGCGAGCTTTTGTTTTTCGTCCTGCGTCAACGTCATATCGCTCCTTCTGCTTGCTGTTATTCCTGTGGCTGCCCCGTTTCGAACACGTTCGCCGCACCCGCGAACTCAGGCTGCGCGAGCAGGTAGTCGTATGCCTGCTGCAGCGGGTTCACACCGGTCAGCGCATACGGCGCGGTGTATTGGTCGTCCGCGAACGCGGGAAGGCCGCTTCGGTCCTTGTAGCGTCGCAGGCGGAATGTCAGCGTCGCTTTCGTCACGCTGATGCCTTCCACGCGGCAGTAAGCCTGCGGCGCCAGAAAGCCCGTCGACGCCGTGCTATCGATTTGGAATGCCATGCTAATTTCCGGTAGGTACGCGGTTTTCGACCCATGTGCCAGGCGTGCCCGCGACAACGCACGCCCAGCCGCTCGTGATGTATTTGCCGCCCGACGATCCCAGCTCCGACGGCGCGCTGTTCAAAAGACGCTTGCCTTGTGCCCACGTCCCGGCCGTTGGTGCCCCATCGGCGACGTCAACGCCCGGCTGCGCGCCGCCATAGGCCGAGGCTTCGCGCATGCACGCGATGCCGGTTTCCCATACCTGCCCCGCCGTGTGCACGAGCGCCTGCGCGCCGTTGCTGATTCGCAGCCCGGGATATGGCATCGGCGTTACGCCGTCCTGCTGGTAGAGATTTACGCGGACATCTTCGAACGTACTGTCGCGCAACAACGTCGTTGACGATGGAAGCTGCCATCGGAAGTAGTTGCCCGAGCCGGTCGGGTTCGCGCCCGTCACGTCGATCACCTTCACGTTCCAGTCTCTCAGCACGAATTCTTGCGCCGCGGTGAAGTCGGCGAATCCGAGAATCGACTTCATTACCGCCGGGTCATACTCGACGGTAAGATCGACGTTCTCCATCGTGACCTTTTCGACGGTGCCGTGAAAGCCGAGCGCAACGACCTCAGTCGGCCGGATCGTCCCTTGTACGGCGCCGATGCGCACCGGGCCGCTCTGCACGTTAGCGGAGCGCACTGCGAGCAGCGTGCCCGGCCCCACGGTTGGCTGCGCGGAGTCGCGCTCGACCTGAATCACGCCGACATCGGTATAGCCCGCGTTCTGCAGCGCGATCGTCGCGCCGCCATTCGCGCCGACGGCTGCGCCGGTTGGCGGCTTGTCTCCCTGATGGACGATGCGCCCGATGCGTAGGTTCGCTTCGTTCACGACAGCCTGGTACTGGCCGGCGTAGTGCACCTCGCCGACCGTATTTGTTCCGTTCAGGTTGTAGATCGCTTCCAGGCCACCTTGCGTGAGCTTCACACGCTTGATATTGCAACTCGTCGTCGCAAGCACAATGCCGATCCAGCAGTTATTGCCGTCCGCTTCCCCGACTACGTGATCCGCGTAGCCCTGCACTGTCGCGAGACGACCGACCGCGCCCGTCTGCTCCGGCCGGTTATTTACGAAGTCGTTCCCGCGGATATAGAAGTCCTGCCCTGTACCGCCATTGACTTCAATGCCAGAGGTGTACGTGTTCGACCAGGTCTCACCCGTTACATTGCGGACGTCGTAGAGCCTGGCAACTGAATAATCGGCAGTTGCGCCGTTCGGCACGCCAAGTGCGACCGCGCTGCGCCCTGCACCGTTGCCGTCAATGGTGCCGTACGCCGTGATACGCGAGTGCGGACAGTTGAGCGTAATGCCCACGTCGGCCGTCTTGGTTTGCAGAAGCACGAGCTTCGCGGTCGCCGCAATTTCGATATCGCAAGGCGTCAGCGCGCTCAGACTCGCAATACCAATCGCAAAGGTGCCGTTCGAGATCGTGATTTTCCAGCCAAGCGCGGCGGCCGCGACGAGCGCCGATGCGTCGTCGGTCACGCCATCGCCTATGGGGCCAGCCTGCCAAAACTCGAGCGCCGCGGACTGCTCCAGATACCGGCGGCAACCGTCGGAGCCGATGATGATCGTTATGCCATTGTCGAGGCTCGTCGTGTCGGTCTTGTTAAGCCAGAAATAGCCGCCGCCACGATGCTTCCCAGCGTAGTAGCTCGTGACCCGCACGCGCGCGAAGGTGCTGTCGAGCTTGCGCAGTTCCGCGATGCTATCGACGACGTAGTCAACTCGAGTCTCAAGATAGACGTCCAGCGTCGTGCCATCGAATCCGACCTGGCTCGCGCCGTTATCACCAGCAAGGCCGTTTTCAATCTCGGGAATCGACAGGACCGTGCGGCCCGCCTTGTTCAACACGAGAAGCGAAAAGCTCGCTGCACTGCTGAACATCGGAACCGGAGTGCCGTTAACGGACGTGTAGCCCTGCGTCGTGCGAATCGGCTGCTGCATCGGAATCTTGAGCGCCGAGTCCTGGCACACCGTCACCGGGTTCGTGACGGGGTTCACGTTCGGCTGGCCGATAAACACGCGACCATTGTCGAGCGGCCGCCCATCGAGGTCCGCGAAGAGCTGGAAGGGGAGCGTAATCGAATTGCTCATGTCATCGCTCCGGGGTGTTGTTTTCGCTCGCGACACTCGCGAGCGTACCGCGCAGCCAGCGCTCGCGGCCTGCGGCGTTGTTCAGGCCCGCGGAATCACCAAGGTGGCCGAAGAATCGACGGAAGGTGCCTGAATTGGCCGCAGCCTTGACCGTTGCATCGGATGGCGCGGCGCCGCTCTTCGCCATCTCGCCAAACTCAGGCGACGCCATGAATTCATTGGCCGCCTTCATCACGTCTGGGCTGCCGCGCGATAGCATGCTGCCGACCACGTGCCCTAGCGCCGCGCCGACCGGACCGCCGAGATGCGCACCGCCCGCAACCACGCCACCTGCAGCCGCTTCGCGAGCTTTTCCGAGCACTTTGCCCATGAGGCCATCGGCGTGCGCGTTCAGCATGTTGCGCACCTCCGAGATGCGCCCCGTCGTGATCGCTTCGCGGGTTGCGTTCGCGATGCCGCGCGACACTTTCGAGAAGTCGAGCAGATTCTGGCGCGCATCGGCCGGGAGGTTGCCCATCACCGCGTTGAACGCGCGATCGTTGCGCTTCAGGCCATCCATCCAGTCGGCGAAGGTCTTGAAGTTGACGTCGCCGTTTCGCGTGGCTTTCCCGAACGCGTACGAAAGGCCACTCGCGGTGACACGCTGACGCAAGCTGGCTGGAACCGCCTTCAGCAGGTTCACGAGCTTCGTCTCGTCTCCCTTCGCGAGTGAACCCATTGCGGTTCCCAGCTTGCCGACAACTGAATCGCCGAGCTGCTTGCCGAACAGCGATGTCATGTCGTCTTCGATCGATTTGCGCATCTGTACCGTGTTGCGCGCGAGATCGAACTTCTCGAGCGCATCAGGCACGCTCGCAAGCGCGCCCCGCTGATCCCCGGAGATGCGGCCGTACAGCGCCTTCAGCAGACCCTGATCAGCATCCTTGAACGGCCCCTGACCCCTCAGGCCTGAACCGATATTGCGGCGCACGTCGTCGAGCAACGCATACGTTGGTTGTTGCATCTGCGGCTTCATGCCGAGCGCCGCCGCGTCAACCGCCTGGCCATTCACGGTGAGAGGCAGCTCGCGCGGCGAGAGCTTCGCCTGCACCATCTTCTCGATGTTCGAGAGGTTCTTCGCGCCGCCGAGATCTGCCGCGCGCTGTTCGACGAAACCGAGCACGTTCGGCGCGGCTGCTTCCATGCGCGGATCGACGCTGTTACGGATATCGCTGTAAAGACCCTCGGCCTTCTGGTCGAGCTGCTGCTGCGTGGACATCATCTCGTTCTTGACCTGCGCATTCAGCTCGCTCAGATCGTGCATGCCGCCCGCGTCGTCAACGATCTGCTGCCCGCGCTGTGCGACTCGTTGCAGGCCGTCCATCTCCTCCGCGCGCAACAGACTGCCGGGCATCGACTTGATGCCCTGCGCGATCTCGCGATAGGCCTGGTTCGCTGTGACGTGATCCGGCTGCAGGTTGTCCGCGATGCCGAGGCGCTCTGCCGATGCGACCGTCTCAGCATCAGGCATCGCCTGCGACGCGAGAATCTCGCGCGCCGTTGCTTTGCCGAACGGACCGCCTGCGCCGGACGCCTTGCGTGTGACGTTTGCGAGTTCCTCAGTCGATAGGCCGGCGCGCGCAGCTTCGGCGAGCGGCGACGCGCCGGGATTGATCGATGCTGCCGGTTGCTCGGCGGCTGCTGCGCTTTCCGCCTCTGGCGCAGCTCCAGCCGCGGAAACTGCCGCAGCAGGCGCAGCCTCCGCCGTAACAGGCGCGGCGCTCGGTGCAGCAGCGCTCTCATCTACCGCGGGGGCTGTTGCAGCCGCTTCAGGGGCAGCGGGCACTGCACCCGGTGTTTCCGCCGGTCCAGGCACCGCAGCTGGCGCGCTTGCCTCCGGTGCTGGCGTGCCTTGGTCCGGCGCTCCCGCTGCCGCGGCGTCCTCCGACGCTGCCGTGGGCGGCGCGCCCTCGGCGTGCATCTGTTTGGCGAGATCGCCAACGAGCGGTGCGCCACGGTTCGCGAGCCCATCGAGTGCTGATGCGCCGCCAAGTGTGAGCGCCATCGCACCCAGATTCATGAGCGTCTGCGTTGCGGGCGAGTAGCCCGCATCCTTCCCGTGCTGCGCAGCGGCCTGGCCGGCGGCCATTGCCGCGACCTGCCGACCGGCATCGGCACCGAGCGCTTTGCCCATCTGCCCGACGATGCCCGGCACGCGCGCGGCAGCAGCACCTGCGCCAGCGAATGACGCAGCCTCGGCGGCACCCTGCGCCGCCGCATTCACGCCGCGCTCGAGCGACCCCACTGGTTGCGGCAAACCCAGCTTGTCCGCGAGCTGCGCGGCCTGATCGCCGAGCGGAGCAATCTGGGGATCATGGCCTATCATCGCGCCCGCCTTATTCAGCACGGCAGCGATCGGATCGTATGCAATGCCTGCGGTACTGCCGACGCCCTGCAATGCGTCACGCGCAGTCAGCCCAAGTTGGCGCCCCGCGTCACCGAGAAAGCCCTGCGACGGCGGCGGAGCGTTCGGATCGGTGAGCTTTGCGCCCGTCGGCAACGCAGCGCGCCCCGCCTGAATGTCGGCCTGCATCTGAGTGCGCACGTCCGGAGGCATCTGCCCGCTGTTGAACGCCTGCACGGCACTCGCGGGGATCTGATGTGGGCCAGCCGCCCCCGGCTGCTGCTGAGCCGCACTGGCGGGCGGCGTTGCGCCTTGTGGGTCGTTGCCGGTCGGCTGCGCGTTGAGTTCCATCCCACGCGGCAACATCAGCTTCCCAGCGCGCACGTCCTGCTCGAGCGCGGCCGACGCATCGGCCGGCATCGCACCCGACTTGTAATCGGCGAACACTTGCGAGAGCGGCCGGCCGGTTGGCTGCCCGACGGGCGCGCCGATCGAGTCAAGGCCCGACGTATCGGGCGCGGCCGCCAACTGATAAGGATTCCCTTGCTGTTGCTGTGCACCCTGGCCGAAACTCGGCGTTGCGTTCGGGTTGTTCGGCGATGCACCCGTGACGCGCTTCACGTAGGCCATCGTCTTCGGTCCCCACGCGTCTCGATCAGTGCCACCGTGGTACTCGGCCGTTGCGAGGATCGGATTCCCGCCGTTGCGGTCCATCGACTGTTTCAGCAGGTAGCCCGCACCGTAGGCCGCAGTTTCTGGCGAGAGATACGGATCGACGCCCGTTTGCTTCATGATCGACTGCCGCATACTCGGGATGATCTGGTACGGCGTGCGTGCGCCGGCGCCGCTCACCAGATCGGCATTCGTGCGCTCGCCGTTCGTGCGAATGCTCGAGAGCAGCCCTGGCGGCAGACCGAGCGAACTCGACGCCGCCTGATCGGCGGCTGCATAGGCGGGATCTTTGTAGCTGACGGGAAAAGTGCTGGAATTCGGCATCGCGTCAGTAGTTCATGTATGCGGGCGCAGCCTGGCCCGGAGCGGCGCTCGGCGGTGTGACCGCTGGCTTTGACTTCGGCATACCGGTTTGCATGTATTCGTTGAACGACGTGCCCGCAGGTACACGTACGCCCTGGATCAGCATGTCGCGCGGTGCGCGGCTGAGACTGCCGGCTTGCGACATCCAGTCGGAGCGAGCGTCCTGATAAACGGCTACCTGCCGCTGAATATTCGCGTACGAGTGTAGGTAGTTCACGATCTGCTGCGGGCTCGCGTTCGCTCCCGGGATGCCCTGCTCGACCATCTTCACGTCGGTATCGGTCATGCGGCCGCCTGGATTCTGTGAGAGCACGCCACTTGAGCGCAGCGCAGCGTATTCCTTCTTGAGGTTGTTCGTCGCATCCTGATTGCCCCAGAGGTCGCGCGCATCTGCACCGAGCTTGCCCAATACCCCCGAGCTATAGTTCGGATCGTTCGCGATACGCTGCGCGATGTTTTCCGCTCGATCGGCGGCCATCTGTGAGGTCTGCGACTGGCCGACGGAGTCGGCAATGCCGGTTTGCGCGCTCGCGGGCAGATTCGGAAACTGCGTGCGATAACGCAGGTCGGACATGCGGATCGCCGTGTCGGTCTGGAACTTCTGCTGATCGAGGCCGAATGCCGCCCCCCGCTGCTGGATCTGGTCGAGCACGTTCTGCGTGTTCGCCTGCGTTTGCGAGAGATCGGCCTGCGCCTTCGGCGCCGCGAATTGCGCGCCGACTTGTGCCGTCGCCGCTTCGGCGTTGGCCTTCCCAACCGTCGCCGGCGTCGTCATGAAATCACCGAACGTCTTGGCGAAGTCCTGTGGCTTCATCGCCGAGGAGAGCGTCGCGCCAAGCAGCCCCTTCGCAGCCTGCGGATTACTCTGGATCGTGCTGAGCAACGTGTCGAAGTGGGCGAGCTTCTGCTGCGCCTGCGGCGTACTGAGATCCGGATTGGAATTGAGGAAGGCATCCTTTTGCTCTTGCACTGTCTGTGCTGCGAGGTCCGGCCGGTTATTGAGCATCGCCGCATAGGCCTGCGAAACCGGCTGCACAACGTTGCCGAGCTGCTGCATGTCGTACGCAGCGGAAAGCGCCTGATGTTGATCAGGGAATGCCATCATCAGCTTCGCGAAGGCCTGCGGCGAGCCGTCCTGCATGGCTCCATTGAGGCCTTGCATATACTGCATCTGCCGCTGCATCTGGAAGCCTTGCGCGGCGGTCTGCATGCCGACCTGCTGCGCCTGCGCGTTCTGCAAGTTGATACCCGATTGCAGTTGCTGCGCCTTCATGAACGCGCCGACCGGATCGGCGGGCACCTGCAGGCCGGTATAGTTGGTTGGCCCCGGGAGTGGCGCCATTACGTCGGACATGGTGTTTCCTCAGGTTCCGTAGCCAAGGCCATAGCCGCCCTGGATTCCGCTGTAGTCGGGCGAGTTGGCGCCAGGCATCGAGAACGAATAGCCGCCGCCCGTCGTCGCGCTCGAGTTCATCAGTGCCGCGAGCGCGCTCTGCCCAGTGCCGCCGCCGAGCAGCGTGCCGATCGAATTCAGGCCGCTGGAAATTGCGTTCGACGTGCCGAGCGTGCCGCCCGCCTGCGCCTGGCCAATGCCACCTATCAGGCTCGTGATGTTGTTGCCGGTTTGGATACCCGCGTTGCCCGTGCCCGCCGCCGCGTTCTGGCCGATGCTGATGAGTTGCCCGTTGGCGCCGAGTACAGCCTGATTGCCCTGCATCGCCGTGCCGAGGTTGCCGATCTGGTTGCTCATCGCCTGCGTGAGAACTTGACTCGGCAGATAGCCGAGCGATGCGATCGTGTTGCCGCCTCGCAGTGCGCCGGTCGCGCTTGCGTTCTGCAGAATGGATTGCTGACCGAGCTGCATCGCCGTCTTGTAGTAAGGCTGCGATGTGAGCCCACTGATCGCCGATTGCTGGGCAGCAGCCCCGTTCGCTCCCGTAATGTTCCCGAGCTGCGTGTTCGTGTCGCCGAGTTGCGTGAGCGCCGTGTTGTAGCCGCCGAGCGCCGTCGTGCCCGCGTCGACGTATGGCTTGAGCAGCCCCTGAATCTGGTTGAACTCGGCCTGCTGCTGTGCGATGCCCGCTTGCTCGGCTCCCGCCTGGGTGCTTGCCGCGGATTCCGCGCCGTTCGCGGAAATCATCGCGCCACCGATGGCACCGACGCCCGCGGCGATGCCGCCGATTGCTGCTGCTGAGAGGCCCGCACTCATGCTGCCACCTCGCGCGGCGCGAACCCGGCGCCATTCACCGCCATAGCCTGGCGATAGTCGACCGTCACCTCGTCGCCCGCGCGAATCGCCGCCCGCGCGATCGCGAACAGATCGCCCTCGTCGTCCACGACAAACCGCGCATTCGCGCGCGCGCTGTGGTTCATGTAGCGGCCCGCGGGCGTGCGCTTGTCTCCGAGGCGAACTGGCGCGATCACATCGCCCTCTGCAACGTCGCGCGTCGCGAACATGCCCCGACCCGCAATGGGCGATTGTCGGAGTTCGAGCGCATCGACAACGGCAGGCATCTCGATCTGATCTGCGGCGTTCTCGACGAGACGTGTCACAAGCTCCTGCGTGAGCCCGTACTCGCCGAGAAAGCGCTGATAGTCGTCGCGGTCGAGCTGCGCGAGCAGCTGCGCGTTGCGCTCGCCGCCGATGAGTTCAGCGCTTGTAGACTCGGTGATCTCCTCGATGAGGCGATCGATATCGGTCTCATTCGTCGCGTGGTAGGTTGTCCAGACGGTTTCCTCGAGCGCGAGGCCGACACGTTTCGCGCCCGCGCGCGAGACGATCGTGCACGGCGCCGCGAGCTGGCGCATGCCGTCGTCCGTAGACACGACGATGCGCCCTGCCGAGATCGTGCACAGGTGCTCATGGCGGTGCACGGCGCCCGTCACGAGAACGCCGGCGGGAATCGTCATCTCGCGCGCCGCCATGCCGGGCGCAAAGTAATGCCGCACCGGGCAATCGATCTGGGGGAGTCTCTGGACTTCGCGCTCGAGTCGCTCGACGAGCTCGCGCGTAACTGGCTGGTTGGGGTGCATGGCGCCGTGAGTTCGTGCGCGGCGCCGGGCGGCTCTCGCGCTGGGTTAAACGAACTCGCGTGCATACTAAAAAAGCTCACCCGGTACGCGGCTGCGGGTGACAGCCCGAACAATACACCGACCCTATGAGTTTTTCAATGTAATAGCAGATCACCATGCTGGCACGTGGCGCGGCGTGCCGTTGTCGTCGATGGTGAACCACTTCGCCGGATTGCCGGCGACGGGCGCATTCGTAAGCGTAGCCGTCGCCGAGCCCGCGGCATCGGAGAGCGCCGCGGAGGTGTGCATCAGCACGGCTTCGCCGTTCGTGAGCTGCGAGAACGCGCCCTTCGCTGGCGTCTTGTCGCCAACGTCCGAGCCGTCGATCTGCGCCCCCGTGATCGTGCCGCCAGTGATATTTACGGCGTCGGCGTCCTGCACGGCCATCGTGCCGAGCCCAAGGTTCTTACGAGCGCCGGCGGCATCCGTCGCTCCCGTGCCGCCGTTTTCCAGGGCAACGGGCACGGTCAGCGCGACCGTAAGCTTGCCACCTTCGACGCTGATCTCGATGCCCGCGCCTTGCGTGAGTACGCTGCCCGCCGGCGCAAGGTCTGACGCACTCACGAGCACGAATGCGATCTGCTGAATCGCCGCGACGAGCGTCGACAGCGAGTTGATGCCATCTGGCAACGTCTCTCCGACGTCCGTTGTGAGATTCTCAAATTGCTTTACGACCGAGAATACACTCCCGAGTGCGGCGGCCAGATCCTTTCGGTCCGTCGTCTGCGTCTTGACCGTAACGGTCCCAATCGGCGTTGTGGGCGCGCTCATATGGTCAAGGCCTCGGGCGTGACCTCGAGCGCGGCAAACGAGATTGGTGCGGCGTTATAGCCCGCGAAGCGATAGCTGCGGAAATTCTTGAATTGGTGCGCCGGCCGCCACTGCGCGCGCTTGCGCGTCTCGCCCTGCCTGCCCATCGATTTGTACCAGGGCGCGCTCCAGGCCTGGCCATCGTCGCTATATTGCATCGACATGGTCGGATGCTCGCCCAGCGCCGCGCGCCCGTATGTGCCGATCAGTTCGAGCGCATGCACGATGACACCGTGGCCGGCACCGTATGCGAAGATCGTGTCGAACTGCCAGCGCACGTCGTCGCCATACTGCTGCGCCGTCGTCGGATCGATGAAACCGATTCGTGCGTCGATCTTGTCGCCGTAGAGGAATTTCCCATAGCAGTAGACAGGATGCCACGCGCGCCACGCCCCGGAGCCGTCCTCCGACGAGTCAAGCAGATACCAGAGCGGCTCGCGCGCAGCTTCGGAACCGGGCACGTCATAGACGAAGGTATAGCCCTTCAGGTGCAGATAGAGCAGTTGCTGCGCCTTCTCGGCGCGATACTCGAGCGTAGCCCCGTAGAGCTGCACCTCGGTGTATGTGCCGAGCACATACTCGATCTCGCGCGTCGAAATCTTCGTCGCAACACCCATCCCCCCCGAAAGATAGACGGCCGGCGCCTCCTCCTGCGCACCGCCAACGAACGCGAAGCCCTGACTCGTGATGCACTTCGCGAACGGGCCGAGCACACCCTTCTGGATCGTGGCGCCTGTGTTCTCGGTGAACGGGTAGCCCGTGCCGCCCGCGTTGTCCATCACGGCGATCGTATAACGGTTGCAGAGGTAGAGCTCGTTGCGAAACTTCAGGCCACCATTGAGCGGGTCGGCGCTGTTCGAATCACTGCCGTATTTCTGCGAGTTGATGTTGAACTGGTCGTTAAGGTCGGTGACGTACGAATACGTCCCGTCGAACAGAGCGAAATATCCGCCCATCCAGAGCAGATCAATCGGACTACCGACATTCTGGTTGGTGCACTGCTGGAGCGTGGGCGCATCGAGTGTCGAAGTTCCGCCGGGCTGCTCGGCCGTCCAGAAGTACAAGTTGCCGCCGGCGACAATGCCGATGCCCTGGTTCGTGTAGCCGTACGCCATCGCGACAGGCTTGCCATCGTCGACCACCTGACCTAGCACCGTCACGGCGCCCGTTGCATCGACTGACACGAAATTCGTGCCGATCACGCGGTAGCATGTGCCGAGCCAGTTGATCGCGCCGCGGTCGGTACCAGCGAGCGACATCGTCCCGTCGTCGAAGCGCGTGAGGCCTTCAGCCGAGCGCAAGAAGAGACTCGAGATTCCCGTGTTCTTCGGGATCGGCACAAGGTTGCGCGGATAGGAGGTCCGGAATTCGGCTCCAATATCGGTGTAGATGCCGCTCGCGATCGGGATCTGCATGGACGCGTTAGCTCAGCAGCTCAACGAGGTAGCTCTCGAGCGTCATCGAATCGCTCGCATTCGATAGTGCGCCCGTCAGGGTCAACACTGTCGGCACCGACGTGTCGATGTTCGTGAGCGTGAACGCCGATGTCGACGTTCCGAAACTACCGCTGAGCGACTGCGGTTCCCAGATCTGGGAATTTGTCGCACCACGGTTACCACCGATTCGCTGCATCACCGAGGTTGCGACATTAGGTGCGTTAAAGCCTCCGACGGAGACGCCAGCGAGCCGCGCGCCGATGACCTTGCCGTTTGCATTGTTCGTCATCGAGTAGAGGTGCGTGATTCGCAACGCCGCGTTAGCACCAAGCGCTGGTATCGCGATGGTCGCGAGCGGTGTCTCAACGGTCGTTCCCGTCAGTGGCGGAGATGCCTTGAGTGACTTCGCGATGATCTGCGCCACGCTATAGCCACCCACGGTGGCAACCATCGGGCTCGGGTAGTTGCCGGCGAGATCGCCACCGGCCGGCCCAGATGGCGCAACGCCGCTTCCACCAGGAAAGAGCTGGGTGTCCATCAGAGCCCCGAACCCGTAATGACGTTGACGCGCCCACTACCTTCACCGAGGAGCGAAATCGCGCCCTGCGCATCACCCTTCGTGATGGTGCTGCACTGGTTTGGGCCAACGGCAAAATCCTCCGCAGTGGCCGGCGTGCCATCTGCTGAGACGCGCACGTATACGACGAACCCGGCGAGATTCAGGATGCGCACGCTCGTCGCATACGGGTCGATATGTGCCTGCACCGCGGCGGCGCCGACCTGTATGTTCTGTCCGTCGCCATACGACGGCCCGAATGCCTGAAGCGTTGCCATGTCAAACCCCGTCGAGCGGTTGCACGATGAAAGACGCGCGCGAGACCGAGAGCGTCGTTGCCGCGTCCGTGGACGCGACGAGCTGCACGATGTCGCCCTTGTTGATCCGCGCGTTGATGTTGTTCGCGTTCTGCAGCACGCCTGCGAAGTGATAGCAGTCCGCCGCGCCTGTGCCCGCGCGAACGGATTCAAACTCGGAGGTATAGAACGGGCCGCCCACCGGGCCGGTCTGCAATTGAAGCGTAAGCACGCGCGGCGACGGCAGCGAGCCCACAAGTGACACCCAGAAGTCCGCAGCCGTGATATCGCGCGTGGCCTGCATCACGCCCGTTACGACATTGAGCGTGAGCGCCTCACCGCCCATCTGCACAACGCTGCCTCCGTTCGCATCGTATGGTGCGAGCACGGCAGCTGCGCCACTCACAGCGAACTGAAGCGGCTGCGTGCGCCTCAATGCGTAAAGCGACGAGGCGTTGAGCAGGCCATTCGGCATCTGCAGATTGGTCTGCAGCAGCGTGAGAATCGCGCTCAGACTCACCTTGCGTGGCTGCCCGCAATTCTGATTCCAGAGCGCGATCTGATCGGACAATTGCGGCTGCGTGTCCGTGGAAAGCTGGTTGATGTTCGTCATAACGGGCCTAGTTGCTATCCGGCCACGGGTTCCCGCTCGGCTCGAGCGTGTCATCGTGCGTCGTCGTCACGCGATCGACCGGAGAGAAGAACTGCTGATTCTTGGCGGTGCGCCGGTTGCCCGTGCCGAGCGGCATCAGGCGGGGCTGCTGCATCTGGGGGATCTGGTAGTTGCCGACGAGCAGCGTGTTGTAGGCGTTGTTCGCCGTGATGCGCGTCTCGGCGGATACCTGCTTGCCCTTCGTGGGTGCGAGGCGGAGCGACAGGTTGGTGTAAATGCCCTCTTCGGCCCAATCGGGAACGCCCGCATCGTCGTCGGTGCTGCTGTCTTTCGCCGACGGCGGCAGGTTGTAGCCAATGCGGATTCCGAGTGCATCCCAGCCGGCCATCATGCGATCGAGCCGGCGAAGGGCTTCGTCCAGCTCCTCCGGATCGAGGTCGAACACGTAATTCGCGAGCCCGATCTCGGCGTAGGCCGCCTCAATTAATTCGAGCTTCGTTGCCATGTCCGACCTCCCGGCTTATACCTTGCTGAGAACCCACCAAACGGTGCCATCGGACTGCAACGAGAGCGCGCCGTTTTTCGTGGCGATCGAAGCATTCGCCGCGCCGTCGACATTCGCGCCAAGCGCGTCGGCCAACGTTACGGCATTCGCCGACGCGTCGATCTTCTTCACCGTGTAGATGCGGCCGTTCGTCTGCACCGCCGACGGCAGCGTCACAGCAGCCGCAACCGCAGTCGCGTCGACGAGCAGTGTTGCATCGTTGCCGGTCAGTATCGTCGCTGCGGCGGCGGGTGTCGTGGTCGCTGTGACGAACTTGCGCACGGGCGAATTGACGTAGCCCGCGCCGCCGCCCTCGGCATTGCCAAAACCTGAAATCATGAATAGCTCCTGAAATCTTGACGAAAGGCGCGATTACGCGCCCTGCTTCGGACGGCCCGGACCGCGCTTCGGCGTGGTATCACCCGCGGGCGGGGCACCGGTATCGGCGCTCTCGCGCGTCGACGTAGGCTGCTGCGTGTCCACCTGCGAATCGTCGCGATGCGCCGGTTGCTGCGCGACACGCTCCGCTTCTTCTCGCTCTCGCCGCGCACACTCTTCGGCTTCGCGCGCCGCGCGATCTTCGGCCTCGCGGTGGTGTCGTGCCTCAAGTTCCGCGCGCCGCTTCTCATCGGCCAGAATCGCATCCGGCGTGCGATACCAACCATCATCGAGATATTCATCGATCTCGGCCGCCTCGACGACGATCGTGTCCACGCTCACCTTGTGGATGCGCTCCGCGGTGCCGCGGCGATAGAGCATCGTCGCTTCCCTGAATCCCTTCATGATTTACTCCTGGGTGATGTGCTGCGCAGCGATCAAGGCTGGTTGAACAGCTCGATACCGCACATCTCCGGGTTGAGACAGGCGACGCCAAAAAGAATGTCCGCGCGATAGAGCGTGCGCAGCTTCTTCATGTCGTACCACTTCGTGAGCATCAATTCGATGCCCTGCTCTGTCGTCGCACGAAGAATCTGCGAGCCGGCATCCGTCGGGGGCGCATAGCGACCCGGCAGCAACTCGATCGCATCCTTCTTCCAGTGAGGATTCATCGCGGCGGCCGCAGTGTTGAGCCACGTGATCGCAGCGCCGTTCGCGGGCGTGGCGGTGCAATTCTGATAGCAGACCTCGGCATTCGAGCCGCCCTGCGCACTGATGAACGGCGGCGTGATCTGCAGGTGCGTGCCGTCGACGACCGTGACGACGCGATAGGTCTTCGGCTGGCCGGTGTCCTGCTTCGTGATGTGGTGCACTGAGTTGACGCCCGCGGCCTGGAAACAATCACCAGCGGTGACGCCCGCCGTCGAACTCACCTGGATCGTCTGGAAACGGTTATCGACGTTCGTCAACTCGCCGCCCGGTGCCGCGGTCGTTGCCTGGGGAACATAAAACTGATTCGCGCCATTGACGGTGATGTTGCCGCCGGCGGCCGCTGCGATGCGCGGCGCGTAGTCCATCTTGTAGACGTCGAAATTCGCCACTTCGCCAATGCGCGCCTTGTCGTACGCGGTCTCGGGCCGACCCTGCATCGTTTGGCGCGAGGCAAGATTGCTCGCCATCGAGTTGTAATCGCGCGATGAGTAGGCAGCATAGCGCTCGTCCATGCCGATGCCCTGCTCGTTATAGACCGAGTCGATTGCCGCCACGTCGTCGAATCCACTGGCCGCAGCCGAACGCTTCACAACGAGCGAGCCGAGGGACGTAACGACACCATTCACGCCAACGTTAATGTCCGACGCGAGCTTCTGCTTTGCGCTCGTGCCGAGGCGGTTTTCCTGCATCGCATCACGCAACTCGCGCGCGCTCATAACCCACGGCACCGCCTTCGAACGATTGATCGAGGCGGGCACCGCGAGCTGCGTGTACTTGCTGAAATTGCCGGTCTGATCTTCGCCGTCGTACGACTGCGCGATGTACGGCTGCGGACGCCAGATGATGTCGGCGGACCGCTCCATCTGCTGCTGATCCGTCGTGTACTTGTTAACCAGGCGCGACATCACGAGCCCGTCTTCGAAGCCCTCGAGCATCTGCTCGAACGCGACGCGCTCTTCTTTTGAAAAATCGTTGGCCATTTTTGCCCTCTAACCAGAATGGATCGAGAGCAGTCGCGAAACGCTACCGGCGCGAAGCTTCCTTCATCTGCCGTTTGTAGGCGATCACCTTCGACAGGTCGCCCGTCTTGGCTGCCTCATCCCGCAACTGCTCGAGCTTTTTCGAGCCTGAGTCGACGTTCGACGCGCCGGTACTCGACGCGACGCGCGCCTCAGGCGCAGGTTTGCTTTTGCGGGGGGTCACTTTCAACTCCTTTTCGAGCTTGCCGGCCGCGAAAGCAAACTTCACGGGATCTGTGATCTGGGCCAGGGTACGCAGTTTGTTCGGATATCGGCCGAGCGCATAGACGAGCGTCGTGGGCTTCTCGGCACCTGACAGCAGAATGCCCTGCTGAACAGGTGAGAGAGCCGCGACAACGTCGCTCTCGACCTCGCGGAAATCGCGCGCACGCAATTGCACAGCCTCGCTTTCGTACGCGCCACGCTTCTCAGCGTTGGCGCGCTCGCGCGTCTCCTGCTGCTGCTTCAGGTCGGCCTGCGCGGCATCGACTTTGGCCTTGTCGGCAATCCACTTGCCGAGCGCCTCGTCGAACTTGCCTTCGTCGTAGTCGAACTCCTCGAGCTTCGGCCTCGGGCCGAGCGTCGGGATAGCGGGAGCTGCTGCAGGTTGCTGTGTCTGTTGCGCTTCGAAGGTGCGCAGCTTGCGCGCCATTTCGCGATTGTCGCGTCGAAGATCCTTTACCCACTGCGGAGCATCTTGATGCTCCTGGTCCTCCGAGGCCGGCGGCGCCTCGTCGCCAAACTGGATCAGCGGCTCATCGTCGCTACCTTCGCCGCCTTCGTTCAACGCGCCATCGTCGTGCTCGACGGGTTGCGCGCCGTTCGCGGCGGCGGTCGAATGCTCCTCGCCTGCGAGGACCTCGACTTCGGTTTCTTCGGTGTGCTGCTGATCAAGCTCGGTCTTTTCTGCCATTTCAGATCCCGGGTGCAAACTCGCAGATGAGGCCCTGCGGCGGCCGATTGCTTATTTTTATCAGGTAAAGAAGAAAATGCAAGGAAACTATTGAGCCATGGCCGGGGCAGCCGGCATTCCCTGCGCCGCCGCAGCATCCGGCGCCGTCTGCGCGACCAATGCCTGAAGCACGCTGATCGCTGACTGAATATGGGTTGCGTCGGCATTGGCAAGCTTCGCAATCGCATCGGCGCGGCTGCTCGCCGCATCGGCGAGCGTCTTGACCGTGTCCGCGTGCGCCTTGGTCGCCTTGGCGCCTTCGTTCTGTGCAGCAGCGAGGAAATACTGGCTCTGCGGGTCGGGCGGCTGACTGGCCTGCGCCTTCGCCTGCGCGGCGAGCTGCTGCTGTTCCTGCTCCGTGGGCTTGACGACGCCGAGGCGCACGAGCTGCATGTGCAAGTACTCCTGCAGATCGTCGAGTCCCTCGCCGTCCATGTTCGAGAGCGCCATCGACGAGATGATCGAGCCGAGCTGCGGATCCTGCACGAACTGGAGCATGCCCACGAGCGAGCGCACGGTCGCGTCGCGCCGGCTCGTGAAGTTCGGTCCGACGTCGACGATCACCTCGTATTTGCCCTTCGATGGATCGTTCACGATCTTCCCTACGCCGCCGACGAGCTTCGGCTGACGCAGGCGCGCGACGGAATACTTGCCGTCGGGCCCAACCGACGTCATGCGCCGGTTGTCTTCGTCGTAAACCTCGCGCGCCATCCCATGCCAGACCTCGCCCGTGCGCTTCATGGTCTTTCCGAAGTTGTCCATGTAAATGAACGCCTGCATGTCGATCTTGTTCTGCACGAGCTCGACGGCTTTGGCCGAGACGTTCGAGACGATCTGCTCGCCGGCCTGCTGTTCGCCCGTGACCTCTTGAATCGCCGAGGCAGTAAGCTCGATCATGGTCGCAAGCGCCGGCGCCACCGAGGGCGGCTTCGTTGTGCCGATCGGGCCTGCTGGGATCTTGCTGCCGTTGGCGTCGGTAATGGCGTTGATCAGCAGATACGGATTGTCTTTGATGTTGTCTTCTGCCCAACTCATCTGGTGGCCGGCGATCTGCTCGGGCGTGAAAATGGGCTTTTCGCGCGGCGACTGCGCCGATGTGGACGCGAGCAACGACAGTTGCATGTTGAACAGGCGTTGCGCGTCCTTGCCCAAGCGAGGGTGGCCCTGTATGCGCTCCTGGTTGTCGATGAACGCTCGCTTGCCATAGAACGGAATCACCGGAATATTCGGCCCGGCAATGATCCCGCAGTCCTCGAGCACGCGCTGCCCGTCGTGAATCCACTTATGGACCCTCCGCTTCTTCACTGTCCGCTGCCGGACTTCTCGCCACCCCTGCGCCTCGAGATCGCGGCGCATCTCGTCGTCAAGATCCTCCTCGGGCACCTTGAACTCACGATCCGGATTGTTCAGCAGCCGAAACACGTGCAGCTTTACCTTGATTTCCTCAACCTGGTAGTACTCCGCGATATAGACGACATCCGGCGTGTACCAGTCGAACTCGGTCATTTTCTGGACCTTCCGGAACGTCGCGGGCGCACCGGTCGCGACGTTATTGGCATCCGCCGTATCGCCTGGCTCGCCGTACTTGTCGGCGAACTCTTCGCGGCCCATCGACGATATCACCCAGCAGTGCCGCGCATCGCTCTTGTCGTAGCGCTTGCCGCCCAGATCCCAGAACACTGACGAGTCGGCGTCATAGATCGGCTCGAACATGATGCGTTGAGTCTCGTCCTCTTCGTCGTACTCGTCGGAGTACTCGCAGCGCAGACGGAGCGCGCCCATGCCGCCGGCGACGCCCTCCTCGAACGCGTTGTCACAGGCCTCTTGCCCACCGCTGCGCTCGAAGTCGCCGCGATAGATGCCGTTCAGGAAGCCGGCCGTGTCATCGTCCGCGTCATCGTCACTCGGCCGAAACACCACATTCGTGCGGTTGTTCCGATACTCGTTGAAGATGCGGATGCATGCCAAATGCAGCTTGTTCACCTCGAAGCGAGGCTTGTTGTCGAACTGCTGGCGTAGGCCGTCCTCCCACTGCGCGCCCTCGACATGCACGAAGCGGCGGTCCTGCAGGCAGCGCAACCGCACCTCCTGCTGGCTCGCATAGGCCAGGTCAAAACGCCGGAGCGACTCCTCGACAACGTCGGCTTCGATTTCAGATTTCGGGCGCGTCATGAATGCTCCACCTTCGATAGATAACGCAAATTATAGAAGCGCTATCGATAGATAATCCAACTCGTAGCTACCGGCGCTGGTTCCAGTAGCTGACCGTGGCGGGAATCTCAACCGACTCGACCGCCGGGCGCGGCCCGCGCAGGCTCTTGTGCTTCTGCCCCCATTGGCGCAGCGCGTCCGCGCCGTTCGAGTGCACGTCGTGCTTCGGGTAGTTCTTCCACGTGCCCGCGCGCTCGTCCCATTCCTTCGAGTATTTCTCGACGTGGTCGAGCCCTTCCTTGCAGCCTTCGGCGTCGAACACGGCCATCGAGAGCGCCATGCGCGTCTGATTGATGCCGACGGTCACATCGTCGATGCGCGGCACGATGATGGTGTCGGTGACGTCCAGACCGTGCAACATGTCCTCGACGGACTGATTCCGGAAGCCAGTGCCAAGACGTTTGTGTGTGGCGTCATGGGGCAGATACGCCGGTCCGAACGTGTATCCGGTGCCCTTCATGATCTGCACGTAGTGGTCGAGCGTGCGCCCGCTGTTCTCGTAGTAGCGAAGAAAGCGATGTTCAGGTCCGATCTGCTGATGGAACCAGATCGCGTTGAGGTCGTTCGCGCCGATGTCCCAGAACGTGTTGACGAGCACGCTGCGGTCGTAGGGCACGCGGCAGATGCGGCCATCGCGGCGCATCGTATCGAACTGCTCACGATACCAGGCACCCTCGTTCGCAGCCTCGAAGGCCTCGTCGGCCGTGCTCGGGTATTCCCGCTTCATGTCGGCGCCGAGGCGCCGTTTCGTGAGGACGTACCAGGCGCGCTTGCGCTGCGTGAGCCGCACGCCGGTCTTTTCCTCGATTTCGTCGAAGTACTCGTGATCCTTGTCGGAGATCGTGACGCCGTCGGGGTCGGCCTCGTACTCGTCGCGCACGAACCACGGGAAGAAGTGGAATTTCTCTTCCTGCGGCAGCAGGCGACTCCCGACGCGCTTGCGTGAGTCCTCGCACATCCGGAAGAACGCACCGTCGCGGCCCTCGGCCGTCGATTCGACGAACAGGAAGCCGTCCGGCGCGACGGCCGGGATTGCTCCCGTCACGATCTCGCGCGCCTTCTCGGGGTTCTTCGCACAGATCTTGCCGAACTCGGAAATGTGGAGGTACTGCAGCGTGCCGGAGCGCATCGACGTGCCGACGCGCACGCTCGAGTTGTTCGAGAGCAGCAGCTCGGTCGAGCTCTCGGTCGTGGGATAGCGCTGCTCGCGAATGCCCTCTGGTAGGCGATCGTACGCGAAGCGGATCTTGTCGCGGAAGATGATCTCGGCGTTCTCGCGCGTGTCTGCGATCACGCCCGCGCGCACGTTCGAATTGAACACGACCGCGTCGAGCTCGACGAGCTGGATGAGCGTCGAGAAACCGAGCTGCCGCGCCTTGAGGATCACGTTGCGATAGTGCAGCGCCTCGAGGAAAGTCATCTGCTCGGCGTTCGGCCGGAACTTCACCACCTTCCCGGCCTTGTCCATGATCCAGTACAGGTTGTGGAGACGCCATAGCGGGTCCTGCCACTCGCTGAGCTTGATACGGGCATCCACCGTCATCACTCCTTCGGCTTGAGCGCCGTCCCCTCAATCGCGGCCAGCAGATTGCCTATGGAGTCAATGCCGATTGCGGCTACATGGTCGATGCGATCGCGCCAACCCATCTTGTTCTTCGTGTACCAGATGATGGCCGTCGTGTCGCCCTTCAGGCATTGATCGTAGAGGCTGCCGATCACCTTCGCGTTTGCGAAGCGCGAGCCCTCCTCAATCGCCGCCGCGAATTCCGGGTGCTTCTTCTTCCATGTGCGGATGGTGCGGTCCGTCGTGCCAAAGAATGCAGCCATATCGTCCTGGTTCGCACCAAGCACGCAATAGTTGCGCGCGAGTTTCGCGTATTCCGGCTTGTACAGAGTTGGTTTTGCCATTACGTGTCCTGCCCGGAGCCGGTGGGCCGCGGCTCCGTGATAACGCCATTGGTGTACGCACATGCGCGCCACGATGCCCACATCACCGTGCGCAGCGTGTCGATCTGTTCCGGCTGCATGTCCGGTGTCACGACGTCCGAATCGAACACGGCGCAAAACAGATGCCATTGCGTCGCGACTTCGTTGCGACGTTGGGCAAGCAATTCGCGGAACTTCGACACGCTGCCCCTCCCTTACTTCAGAAACGCCTCGAGCTCGTCGAGCTCATCATGCAGATGCTGCACCTGCTGCTTTTCGAACGTCCACAAAAACTTCCTCAGCGTCTGGACCGTCTGACGCGCCTGCTCAACCATGTGCATGAACCCGCCGACTCCGAGCGTGGCGCATGCGGAACAGGCACCCCCCGCAGACGACGCCCCAGCGCTTGCGGACGTGGCGGCCGCAGGCGAGGCACCGGCATTTGGGTCGTCAGTGCCAGCGGCGCTCGCCGCAGTTTGGGCAGCGGATTCCTGCGAAACATTCAACGACGTCGCATCCGCAAGGGCCGCAGACGCCGAGGAGCCGTTTCCCACTCCAGCCGCGCCAGCCTCCGTCGCGCCGCTGACGCTCGGCGACGCCGACTGGACACCCGTCGAGGTGCTCGCCGGCGCGTCCGCACTGGATGCACCGGCGTCGGCGTTTCCCGCGTCAGAGCCCGCTACGTTCGCAGTCGGCACAGAACCCTCGGAACCAGAGGAACCCGCCGCAGTAGCGGCATCTGCGTTTCCCGGTTCATCACCAATGGAACTCGATGTGTCGAGAGATGGCGACGACGACTGCGAGCCCGAGGGCTGCGAGGATGCCGATGCTGACGAGTCCGAATCCGATGAGGATCCCTTCGATTGCGGCTCGGACGTTGCGCCAGCACCGGCGGCGGCGTTTCCCGATTCACCCTCGGGCTGCGCCGCGCCATCGCCGGTTTGGATCGACGTCGCGTCCAAAGAGGACGTGCTGATCGCATCCGTCGCGCCAGATGACGCCGACGGCGCACTCGGCGACGCGGACGTATCGGGCTCCCCCTGCTGCGCGACCGCCGGCGGCTGTTGCTGCTGCATGTTCTGCGCCTGTTGGTTGAGAGTTTGGTCTTGTTGCACTTCGTTCATACGGTCCTCGTTTGAGGTTGGAAAAATGGACATGCGAGCCGCCCGGGGTCTTACGCGCTACGTCCGCAGCCCCAGTTCAGCGCTCGCGGTTTATTCGACGACGGACCAGTCTTCGGCGAGGCAGTCGCTCACGCTCGGCACCCACGTGCTCACCGCGTTGTCGACGCCCTTCAGCGCCATGTAGGCGTTGTACGGGACCATCGAGCCCTCACCGAAGTGCGCCTTAGCCGCGCCCGTCTGCACCGGATACGAGGCTGCTGGAACGAGGTAGGCAAACATGCCCCTACCGTTCCAGCCCGCGCGTGCAACGCGATGGCCCTGCTTGAGCATCAGGAGCGCGAAACCAAAGTCGTGCGCCGGGTTGACAAGCCCCATCGTCACGGCGCCCTCGATGCGCGTCTCCAGCTTCTCCTCGAGCTGCTTGGTCTTCGCCGCTTGCCCCTTCTGGTACGGCATCCACTCGGCGTAGAAGCCGCGGGGGTCCGGCGTGTCGCCGTCCTGCAGCAGCGGAACGGACGTCGCCTTGCGCTGCTCGCCGTCGTGCTCGAAGAACACGAGATTGATGAGGCGATCGCCCCACACGTAGGTGATGAGCGCCGCGAAGGGTTGATCGGGATGCGGTTGTTCGGGCGCGATCGCAGGTTGGAACCAGACGACGCGGCCGATGGAAGGTTTAATCACGAATGCTCCTGTGGGTTGGTCAGAACTGCTCATCGCGCCAGTCGATATACGGCCGGCGCAGAAGGGTTTCAAAGCGGCGCGCGGCGTGCGCGTCGGTGCTGAGCTGGCGCCGCGACTGAATCTCGCACACGCTGCGGATCGCGTCCGCACTGCGCTCGATGTCGAACTGGCCGCCGTAGCGGCACGCGAGGTATTCGCGAAACTGCGGGTCGCGCGGGAGCATGCCGGCGAGCTGGACGAGGTTCATGGTCAAACCCCAAAAGGGTCGAGAAGTGATCGCACGGATTGCGCGGCCGCAAGCTCAAGGGAAGCTTGGTGTTGCTCCGTCTCAATCGCCGTGATCGTGACGACAAGCCGCGCCTCACCATCCGGCTCCGCACGCTCGGCGCTGATCCTGCGCACCCAAGCGTCGTCCTCAAACGCCACGCCCTTGAGCGCGTCTAGCAGCACCTTCTGCGCGTTGTCGAGGTCGATGCACATCACGCCGTCATCCCATGCAGCGCCAAGCTTGCGCATACGCCTTCGCCAGTCCTGCGGTCGTTTCGGGTAGAGCGTGTAGGCGATCGCCACGCGGCCCACGAGCGGCGCGCGCACGCCAGCGGCGCGAAGCAACCAGGCCACCTCGTCCTTGTAGCTCTTCGCCTCAGTGCTCACGTACGTGCTCACGATCGCGGGGCCGGCCTTCGGCTGGATCACGCGCGTGCGCCAGTAGCGGTTCGCGGAAATCGGGTATGGGAGTGTCACGATAATCATTCGCACCTCATCAAGGCAGAAAGCCAATACGCGGCCGACGTCGCTCGACCGGCTTGCCGGTCACCTCTTCGACGACGTCGTGCAACTCGTCGACGACGTCGCGGCGCGCGCCGGATTCGTCGATGCCCGAGCAGTAGCCAAAGCCCCACGGCGTCGAGTCGTCGAACTCGCCGACCCACGATTGCGGCCGCTGCGGTTCTTTTTGGGGCGGAAGATTGCGGTTCATGCGTCAGCTCCATCGGCATAGGGTAGAAAGCCGGCCGCGCTCGTCGGACCGATAACGGACGCCTTTGGCACGTTCGTCGGAAGTTGCATCTGCGTGCCCACACCCGCCGTCAGGCTCATCAGCTCGCGCTCAAGCCGATAGAGCCACGTGCGTAGTTCGGGCTCGTTGGTGCCGTTACGACAGTCCGCAGCGCTGGGCAGCAGATCGGCGCGATTTGCCTCGCGCAGCACCTTCGCAATACCGCGTTTCACGGTCGGCCACTCGTCGGTGTAGGCGAAGCGCCGCGCGTCGACGATGGCGTTGACGATCGGCATGTTGGCCTTGAGCACGGTCGTCACGGCGTCGTGCGTGTGCGGCATACCGTTCGCGTGCGCGAAGCACACCCATTTGCCCGCGGGCTTCATCGTCGCGAAGAGCGGACAGCCGTACGCCTCGCACATACCGGCGCGGTTCGGGTCGGTGGTCATGCGGCTTGCCCTCCCTGCGCGCGTCGCGCCAGCTCGGCGCGAATGCGCTCGCGAAACTGCGGGTAGTGCTCGCCCCTGTTTGCCTGCATGCCGAGTTCACGCGCCATGCGGTCGATGCCCTCGTCGGTGCGGTCCCAGCCGTCCTGCTTCGGCTTTGCTGGCTTCGGGTTGAGCAGTTGCTGCACGATCGGGTCAAGGTATTTCGGTCCCGGCCTAGTGGCGTCGCGCTGCTTCGCCATCGCAGCCGCCGTCAGCAGCAATTCATCGGAAACACGCTGGTCTGCTGCCCACCCCTGCACGATCGGGTTCGCCGCGTTGCAGCCTTCGATGCCGTTCGAGCGCATTAGCAGGGAGATCGCAGCCGCTCTCGAATTCGGAGCAAGCGGCGCTGGCGCCTCCTCGGGCGCAGTGGTGTGAACTACCGCCAACGCTTCTGGGGTTTTAGTAGGTTTACTGTCCTGTCCTGTCCTGTCCTTCTCTATAGCCGTTGGAGGTGCGTCACTTGTGACGGACCTCGTGACGCTTCCGGTGACATCGCCTGTCACGGTTTGCGTCTCAGGTGTGACGACACTCGTCACAGGCTGAGGACTGCCAAGCGTCGCAATCAAGCGTTCAAGTTCAGGGGTTTTTGTGTCCCATGACGGCACAATGTCATGCGCGCGTAGCTGCTCGAACATCACTTTGCGACGCTCGCGCAAACGCTGCTGGCGTGTCTGCTGGTTCTCTTCCCGACCAACATGATCCTCGCGGCGCTGCATGGCTTCCAGCGCCTTCTCGGCGATCACGGGGTGATACAGGCGTCCGTCATTGCAAAGTATCCAGCCGCGCAGAGCTACCACGCGACGCTTACGCCAAGTTGCGACTTCGATGCCAGCCAGATGCGCAAGCAAACGCTCATCATTTGGAAGGCTGGCCGCAGGCACCTGTTTCCACGACTTCGCCCAAAGACGAAATGCGGTCTTGAATTCGTCGCCCGTCGATAGACCGAACGTGTCGCTGTCGATCACGCGCTCAACGTCGAGCGGCATCCAGCGGTAACCGCCAAGATCGCAGTCCGCAGGGGTGAGAGGATTCGGGAGATCTGTCATGCAGAAGCCTGCTGCAAAGCGCGTTCGTGCGCGAAGTTGGCGGCGATCAGCGCCGTCGCCACGTCAGGGCAAACGCTGTTGCCGATCATGCGCACCTGCGCCGACTTCGATAACGGTTTGCCGTTCACGATCGGAGCGAGCGCGTAGTCGTCGGGGAAGCCTTGGGCACGCGCGAGCTCGCGCGGCGTGAGCATCCGCATGCCGATATCGATGATCACGTAATGCTCGCCATCGATGGAGACCACGCCCAGGTCGTCGCGATCCGCAGCGCCGTCGAAGTAGCGCTGCAGAAACGCGCGCACCTCACCGATGTGGCCACCGCCGGCCGTGATCGTCGGCGCGGGCTCGCGCACGTCCTGGCCGTATTGGTTGTTGCGCAGCTTCACAAGATGCGAGACGGCGAGCGTCGTGTCGGCCTTGGCCGTGATTGTTGCGGCCGGCTCGCTCACGTCGCGCGGTCGCGATTGGCCAGCGCGGCCGCCGCATCCGACGATCTGCGCGGTAACGAGCGCGTGGTGATCCTGCGTCGTGACGGTGCTCATGGGGTCAGGCAGCGCAGAGCCAGGCGTTTCATTGCCGCCGTAGTGCTTCGCGAGGAAAGCCGACACAAGCGCATGCTTGCCCCCGCCGGCGACGACAGTGCCGAGCGGCTTGTCCAGGCCCGGCACGCGTGGTGCTTGCCCAGGGCGCTCGCCATATCCCATCTGAACGAGCGTCGCTGCGACGACGCCCATCGCGTGCGCTGCACCAGCCGGGCGCGCGCAATCGCCGCCCGACGTGACGGTATGCAACGGCGCATCTGCGGCGCTACCGACGCTGTTCGCTCTGAACTTCGTGATATGCGCCGCCACGAGTGCCTGCTCTCCGCGGTGAGCGCCAGTCACGGTCGCGAGAGGCGCTTCGATGTGCGCCGTGCGGTCCGCGCCTTGGTGCGTGAGATGCACGAGGGTCGGCGCGACAACGCCAAACCGCGGCGCGCCGGCCATGACAGTGTGAAGCGGTTCGTCGATAGCGTGGCCTACGCTGTTCTCGGAGAACTTCACAACGAACGGCGCTGGGCTATTGACGACGAATTTCATGATGCCGCGTGCGATGCGCCGCAGCGTCGCGGGTTTGAGAGGCCGCTTTCGCTCGAAGATCGACGGGCACGGGATGCTCCAATCGATGCACTCGGCTGCTGTGCGCCACGGCTTGAGCTTGCGCGCGCGCACCGCCTCGCTTTTCGGGTCGCCGTGCGACGGAGCGGGCCAAACGATTGGCAAGCCATCGCGCCGAGCAAAGAGATACAGCCGCTTTCGAATTGTCGGCGCGCCGAAATCGCAAGCGCGCAGCACGCGCCACTCCACGCAATAACCGAGGCCCGCGCGAAGCCGCGCAATCGGGAAATCAGCACCGAGCGTTTCGAAAATCTCCTGCTCGTCGGGATGCCCTTCGGGTAGCCCCGTCGAGAGCGCAGCCACGAACGCGCGGAACGTGCGCCCCTTTTCCGCCTTGATCGGGCGTCCCTCATCGTTGAGGGGACCCCAATCCTGGAATTCTTCGACGTTCTCAAGCCCAATGCAGCGCGGCCACTGAAGCACGGCCCATTTCAACGTGATCCATGCAAGCCCGCGAATCTTTTGCTCACGCGGCTTGCCGCCCTTCGCTTTCGAATGATGCTTGCAGTCGGGACTGAACCACGCGAGGCCGATAGGCTGCTGACGCGTGACGAAACCAGGGTGCACCGCGAAAACGTCCTCGGTGTAATGCGCGGTGTGCGGATGATTCGCCGCATGCATGGCGAGCGCCTCGCCGTCGTGATTGATCGCGATGTCGATCGCGCGGCCGAGCGCGCGCTCGATGCCCGTGCTTGCGCCGCCACCGCCGGCAAAGTTATCGACGATGAGCTCGCTGCCGAGATCGAGCTGCAGTGTAAGTGCGTCGCGCTTCACGCTACCGCCTTCCGCACTCGCCGGCCCCATTTCGCGCGCACTCACACGACATGCCAACGAGGCCGATCCGACACACCGCGTCGAGATAGCCGCGCGAAACCGCGACGAGTTCACATAGCTCCATCGCAGTATTGATCTGTTCCCGGTTCAGCCCGCGTTGCCCGGACAGGAAGCGCGAAACCTCCGAGCTGTCCAGGCCGAGCCTCTCAGCGGCGCGCTTACCTTCCGGCCCGCGCAGCAGCGCACACAGCTCGTCGATCAAATCAGGGCGCTTCAACACGATTCACTCCGTAGCAAAACGCGCTGAGTGCTGATGCAACGCAGCGCCGGTAAAGTGCGCAGCGATGACGGCCACGCTTTATTGAGAAGGTGGAACCTCCAGTCATGAAAGACTGATGCCGACCGCCCAGGTCACGACACCAACCCCACGAAAGGAGGTTCCAGTGAGAGAAGTCGAAGAACTGCAGCACGAGCTCGCGCGCCAGCAGGCGCAGATCAACGTGCTCATCGAGTTGTGTGTGGTGCTGCTGCGCCAGCACGGCAGCGCCGCCGGACAACACATGCTGCGTGTGTTCGGTGCACGCTGCGACACGTTGCGCGCGGCGACAAACGACGCCACCGAAGGTGCTGACGTACAGGTCGACGAGGTGCGCGAGCTGTACGGCGCGATATGTGACAGGTTTCGCGGCTGACTTGAGCGAAGGCAAACACATGGAACTGCTTATGAGCCTCGCCTTATTGGCGCTCGTCGCTGCTGTCGGCGTGTTCACCTTTCGAGCGGTCCAGCAGATTTGGCATCGACCAACTGTTCCGCGAGCGCAAACGGATTTGCTCGCGTTCATTGCTGCACAGCTCATGGCTACGCACCCGAAGCGCGCCGAATTGATGCGCGAACTCGCCGCGACTGCCGTGTTGGTTGCGCACGAGCGAAAGAACTCCGCATATGCCAAGGCATACACGCAACTGTTCGACCGCGTGAAACGCCTGATCGAAGCAGACGACCACCCCGAAGGCGTCACGCAGCAACGCCTGGTGGCAACTGTCGTGGAGCAGCAGGCGAAGCTCGACCTGCTCATGCGGGCGGTGAACGTGCTTGTACTGTCGCACCCGAAAAAGCACGATGTCGCCACAGTGGTCAGAGGCCTCGTGCGAGCGTATTCACCGGACGACGAACATCTGCCGCTGTACCTGCAGACACGAGACGCTGCGATGGATTGGTTGCTGCACGGCACCGACGAGTCAACGTAGCGCATCACGCCGCCTCCTGCGCCACTGGCACGGGGGACGTAACCGGAGCCCGACCGCTCTCTCTGAGATATCGCCACTTCTCGGCGAGGTCGGGCCGCAACCTCTCGCAGGAAACGCCGGTACCGCGCTCGATGTCCGGGCAGTACTCGGCCGGCACACCCAGCGGGCTATTCAGCCACTTCTGGAAGTGCGCCTGCTTCTTGCCGCACATGGCGGCAACCTTCGCTTGAGACCCGGCGATTCGCGCCGCGTCGATCAGCGCATCATGGGATTGGTTCTTCATCATGCCGCGAATATACAACCCTAGTTGTGCTTCGGTCAACAACCGTGGTTGCTTGTCGCATAACAACCCCGGTTATACGATCAGCGGCATGGAAACCTTGGCTCAAAGATTCAAGTTCGCGCGGCATAAGTCCGGCCTTTCACAGGCCGCGGTCGGCGAGCGCGTTGGCCTGTCGCAACAGATGATCCGGAAGATCGAGACGGGATCAGAGACGTCGAAAGTCGTGGAGCTCGCGAACGCCGTCGGCGTGAACCCGCAATGGCTCGCGACCGGGAATGGATCGATGGTTCGCGACGTTTACGCAGAGGGTGATTCAGGCGGCGATCCGGCGATCAACCCGGCGATTCACCGGCTTCGCGAAGCAATACACGGACTTAGCTCGACTCAGCTCGAGCAAGTCGCGGAAACCATTGAGCAAATAGCAGCGACCATTGAGGCGTTACAAGGTAGGCAAATAAAAAAGCGTGGCGCTACTCGTGTCATTACGGCGACTGGCGAGACCTTCGATAACATCCCAAGGGAAAATCGCTCGCAAAGCCGTAAAGCGGGATAGCGCGGAAGCTTTGTCCAAAGGCCTCACGCGTTGCTGTCGCGACAAAAAAGAACAGTATTTCTATTAAAAACAGCGCGGCTAATACATTCGGATTCATTTTCAAAAAAAGCGAAATTCCCATCTCGTTTAAAGTTGACAATCCGCAAAATCTAGGGGATTTTCATATGGGAATGAGAATTTCGCAGTCGTGATGCGCCCCTAAATCTGCCCAGAGTTTGGAGGCAGAATGCACCGCGCGGCAGAGAACGAAGACGAGAGACAACCGCGCGCGGCCAGGTGCACACCAAGCCGCGGTAGCGCTGCTGCGAAAGTGCTGCAACTCAAGCCACGCCCCAACCCACCCGCGGCGGACGAAGAGCCGCTCCTGCCCGACGGCGTCCTGCAGCTCGTGCACTTTCCGGATGGGTCGGTTCGCATCCTCATCGATGGCTTCTTTCTCGAGTGGCCAGACGAGGCTATGGCGGGGACGATACATCTCGCGGAATTCGCACGCCAACTTTTTCACAACCGATCCAAGGGGAAATAGCAACTTTAGTTGTTGACATTAACACAACCACAGTTGTACATTCGCAGCCATCGCACTCCACTTGGACGAACGATGGCACTCCAAACCACACCCGCGGCCGCCTACGGCCGCTACCTCGCCGCTACCGGCGAGCCCCCCACACCTACGCGTGAGATTCACCTGACCGCGTACGACGCCGACGAGCGCGAGTACGAGATCGTCTGCACGGTTGAATACGGCGAAGCCGCCGGCGGGCGCTTGATGGTCGTCGACGCGCGCCTCGCGTTCGATCGCGACGACGCAGGCGTAGACGAACGCCTCGCCGCCGCGCTGGCGCAAAAGCTCGAGCAGGACCGCCGCGACGCTGAGCTCGATCGTGCCGAATCGACGTATATGGCGGGGGTGCACGATGGCCGCCGCTAATTTCCCGCGCTTTGAAGCGTGCGGCCATCTCATTCGCACCGCGCGCGCCGCGGATGGCTCGGGCGGCTGGCACGTCGCTGACGTGGCCGTGACCCATATCGAAGGCGAGGCCTCGCGCCGCGCACAACTCTTCGCCACCGCGCCTGAACTGCTCGAATCGCTGAGCAGCACCGCGTCGATGCTGCAGGCTGCATGCCTCGTCATCGTCGACAAGGAAGCTCGCGCCGCAGCCCTTGAATCCGTCTCCCAAGCCCGCGCCGCGATAGCGAAAGCGGCGCCCCGCTTCACGCAAACGTCCTGCTCGCAGTGCGGCCAGGATCAAGGACCCGGCAACTCCGGCTACAGCTCGTGCGCCGACCACACGCCGCGCCACGTGCGCATCACCGGCGAGGGCTGCGCATGAAGCTCCTCGCAATCGTCGTCGCCCTGCTGTGCGTGGCATTCATCCTCTTCATCCGCGGCGCCGATGAGCGTCGCGATCGCCGGGAGCCCTGAGCATGGCCACCCGCCACATTTATCGTCCAGCTGGCGACAACGCCCTCCTTGCGTACGCTGCGCGCGCGCCGCTCAGCCGCCGCGCACTCGAGTGCGCCTTCTGGGTACTCGCCTATGGCGTGGGCGTCGGCGCGCTCTGGTATGGCGCACTGCTGATCGGGGTGGCGCGGTGACGCCCTTCGATCACCTCGGCGCGCTGCTCGACGGCCTGCACAAGCGCAGTCCGCTAGCCGCTTACTTCGTCGCGCTCGCGATCGCTGCCGTGTGCACGCTCGCCATCGCCTATCTCAACGCCGACGGCTCGGCCGTCGCGCCTGTTCCTGGAGTTCATGTATGAAAGCTATCCCGCTCGCGCTCGTCGAGTCGTCGCAGATCCACAGCATCGGCCACGACCCCGAAACCAACACGCTCGCAATCCGCTTCAAGAACCGCGGTACCGGCGCGCCGACATCGCTCTACCACTACGCGAACGTGACGCCCGAGGACTTCGCGGCATTCCGTGGCGCCGAGTCAATCGGTTCGCACTTCTACAGGCACATCAAGCCGGATGCGGAGAAGTATCCGTACACGCGCATCGAGGATGTGGCCGCCAACAACACTGCCGAGTAACGGCGCAACCACGAGGATCATTCAATGAGCAACGCCCTCACCGCGCGCGAGTCCGCGTCCATACCGTCGATGCAGATTCCCGAGTCGGAACTGCTCGACGTGCTGCGCAACTCGCTCTATCCCGGAGCAAAAGACCCGTCGATCAAACTCGTTCTCGGTTACTGCAAGGCATCCGGGCTCGATCCGATGCAAAAGCCTGTGCACATCGTGCCGATGGAGGTTTCGACCGGCCGCAAAGATAGCGACGGTTGGGACATCAAGGAAAAGCGCGACGTGATCATGCCCGGCATCGGGCTCTACCGCGCACAGGCGGAAGCAACCGGCGAGTATGGCGGACTCTCAGAACCGGAATACGGTCCGACGCTGACACTCTCCTACGATGCCGAAGTATGGGGTGATGGTCCGAACGGCAAGCGAGTGAAGCGCAGCGAGCCGCAGACGTTCGAGTATCCGGAATGGTGCAAGGTGACGGTCGAGCGTGTCGTCGACGGCCAGGTGCGCCGCTTCACGGCGAAAGAGTTCTGGGTCGAGAACTACGCGACGAAAGGCAATCGCACCACCGAGCCGAATGCTATGTGGAAGAAGCGCCCACGCGGGCAGATCGCGAAGTGTGCGGAAGCGCAGGCGCTGCGCAAGGCGTTCGCGCGCAACGTCGGATCGCAACCGACGGCCGACGAAATGGAGGGCAAGACCTACGACGACGATCGCACGATCGATATGGAGCCCACGCGGCCGGCCGTACCGCAGCCGCAATCCCGCAGCGAACAGGTCGCCACACTCACGCACAACCCAGGTGAAACGGTCGAGACGCCGCTGCACGCGTCGCGCGAGCCCGTCCAACGCACCCCGCGCCAGCGCCGCGCACAAGAGCCGGCCGCCGCCCAGGTGGTCGCGCAGGCGGCGCGCGAGCCCGGTGGCGACGACGAGCCACTCGAGCACGGAACACCCCCGGCCGAGCCCGTCAGCGAAAGCATCATGCGCATCCTCAAGACGAAGATGGAGCAAGCCGCGCTCGGCGAAGCCGACATGCACAAACACTTCGGCTTCGGGTTCGACGGCGTGACGAAAGCAAACTACAACAACATCGTCGCGTGGATCGAAGATCCGTCGGGGGCGTGATGAAGTTCGCGTTCGATCCGGTCCAGCACGTCTACACGCTCGGCGGCCGTCGCGTGCCGAGCGTGACGCAAATCCTCGCGCCGCTCGTCGACTACTCGATGGTGCCGCCGGCAACGCTCGAGCGCGCACGCCAGCTCGGCCAAGCCGTGCACCGCATGACCGAACTGCACGACCTCGACGACCTCGACACCGAGACACTCGCGCCCGAGTTGCTGCCCTACCTCACCGCGTGGATGCGCTTTCGCGCGGAGACGCGCTTCGTGCCGGAAACGATCGAACGCCAGCTCTATCACCCTGCGCATCGCTTCGCCGGCACGTCAGATCGCACCGGCCTGATCCGTGGCCGCCGCGCGGTGCTCGACATCAAGAAGATGGCAATCCTCGGCCCGGTCGTCGGCGTGCAGCTCGCCGCATATCGCGAACTCCACGCCGCGGCCGGCACGCCGATCGAGGACCGCTATGGCCTCGCGCTGCGCGCCGACGGCAGTTACCGGCTTGTGCCGTTCGTCGACAAGACGGACTGGCCCACCTTCCTCGCCCTGCTCACTCTTCGCAACTACAAGGACAAACATGGAACCGCTGGTCAATTTGCAGATCTCGCAGCCTGAACAAACGCTGTTCAAGGCGGCCAACTCCGCACTCGCGAACGCTCGCGCCTACACGATCGATTGCCCTGAGGTGCGCGACCTCGCCGCGCGCGATCTCACGAAGGTAAAAGGACTGCAGAAGGACGTCGAGAACAAGCGCAAGACCATCACGCAGCCGATCGACGCGGCAAAGAAGGCCGTGATGGATCTGTTCCGTGCACCGACCGACTACCTTGCACAGGCCGAAACGCTCCTCAAGAGCGCGATCGGCAACTACGACCGCGAGCAGGAACGAGCGCGCATCGCCGAGCAGGCACGGCTCGAGGAAGCGGCGCGGCAGGAGCGCGCCCGCCTCGAGCAGGAAGCGGCCGCGCGTGAAGCGGCGGCGCGCGCTGAGGCGGAGTGCATCCAGCAGCAGGCGGCCCAGGCCGCCGCCGCCGGCAACGCCGAGGAATCCGCCCGGCTCGCCGCTGAGGCCGAGAGCCGCGTCGAACAGGGCGCCGCCGAAGTTGCAACGTTGCAGCAAACCGCGACGCTCATCACTGCGCCGATCGCGCCCGCCGTGCAGCAAACGCGCGGCGTGTCGACGCGCAAGGTCTGGAAGGCCGAAGTGAGCGACAAGCTCGCGCTGATTCGCTACGTGGCAGCGCACCCCGAATACGTGGATCTGCTCGAGCCGCACATGCCGGCCGTGAACAAGATCGCGCTCGCGTTGAAGGCTAACTGCCCGCTCGACGGCGTGCGCGTGTTCGAAGAACCGGTCATTGCGGCGAGGGCCGCGTGAGCGCTTCCAACGACCTCTGGCGCATGCTCGGCGCCATCCGTGATGCCGACATGTCGAGCACAGATCGCGAGTTGCTTAAGCCTGCACTCGCGGCGCAGGACGCCGGCAAGACCATCGCCGTGCCCTCATACGTCGAGAAGCGCATACGCGACATTCACGCGCACATGCCGAGGCGTTAGCAACAAACCTCGCAGCAGATGATTCCGCAATTATTCTGGAGCCCCTGATGATCCTCGAAATCGAAAAAGCAGTCGCCAAGATCACCTCCGTCACGCCGATCAGCGAAAAACATGGCAAGAAACGGGTACCCGCGCACTCGATCATTTTCGAAGTCACGCGCGACAACACGATCCTGATCCCCTTCGACCCGCAGTTGCGCGCGAGCTTTTATCAGAAAGTCACGCGCGGCGCGACCGACAAGAAAGGTCAGAAGCAGCTCGACGTGACGAACAGCGCCGACGGCCTGACCGAGCTGAAATTCCCCTGGTGGACGCAGCCGATCAACGTGCCCGGTGAACTCGTCGGCTATCTGCTCACACTGCACACGGGCAATACCGAGCGCTCGCACATCGTGCTCGACGACGCGAAGATCAGCGACTTCTGGGTGCTCCCGAAGGATCTCGGCACAGTGGTGCTCAAGATGAAGGCGCTCGTGCATCCCAGCGCAACCGAGAAAGGCAAGATCGATGAGCTGCTGCAGCAGGAAGTGCCCATTTCGATCGCGCCGCCCACATCGACGCAGAGCGACCTGATCGGCCACGCTTCCCACGCGGAACCCGGCGACGAGGAGGACGGCGACGGCGAGGCCGAGGAGGGTGAGCAGGAAGCGGCCGGCCCGCAGTCCGCAGCACCCGGCGAAGCACCGATCGAAGACCCGTTCGCGGGCACGGACCTCGCGCGCGGCGCCGTGAAAAGTGATGCAGTGGTTAAAACGAAAAGGACGCGGCGCGCCGCACCGGCAGACAAGCATGCCGAAGGCGCCTGGCCGTTTCCGCGTTGAGGTGCGCCATGACGAAGCCACGTCACGTCACCGAACACCAGATCCTCGGCGAGCTGCGCATGGGTGGCTCGCAGACCGTCAAGCAGCTTGCCGGCTTGCTCATGTCGTCGCTCGACATCGTGCAGCCGGTGCTCGACAAACTGCTCTCGCGCCGCGAGATCGAGGTGAGCCCGCACAGGCGGCGCGAGATCGGCTATCGCATTCCGAAGTCGGCCGCGCAGCCGCGCGTGCGCGAGAAGCTGCGTACGTCGATCGCAGGGCCAGCAATCGCACCTGACCTCAAGAAGAACCTCACGGGCTACGACGCGGCGATGCGTGCGCGCGTCGAGCTTTGCATGCTGGCGAGGCCGCGATGACGTTACCCTACGAAAACGCCACGAGCGGAAAACGTGCGATCGACGACATGCAAAAGATCCTGATCGCGTTCGGCTGCAACAAGTTCGGGCACATGCTCGACATTGCTGCCGGAGAACTGCTCGTGCAGTTCGAATATCGCGGGCGGCAGATCAGCGTGAAGGCGAACGCGCACGGCTACGCGCAGCAGTGGCTCAAGGCGCATCCGCACTCGTTTCGCATGAAGAGCACGAAAGCGCAGCACGAGGCCAAGGCAAAGGAGATCGGCGCGACGGCTGTCTATTCGATCCTGCGCGACTGGATCAAAGGCCAGATCACGGCGGTCGAGACCGGCATCCTCTCGTTCGAGGGGGCCTTTCTCGGTCAGATCATGCTCCCGACAGGGAGGACCGTTCTTGAGCAGGTCACCGAAACGAAGGTGCTGCCCGCGCTGGGAGGGAGTGGGCATGCCGATCAGGCCTGAGAACCGCGGCCGCTACCCGGCCAACTGGAAAGAGATCGTCGAACAGGTGCGTGAGAGATCCGGTGATCGCTGCGAGGGATCGCCAGACTTTCCGGACTGCCGAGCAGAGAACGGCGCCTCGCACCCGGTGACGGGCTCGCGTGTCGTACTCACCACGGCGCATCTCGATCACGTTCCGGAGCATTGCGACCTCGCGAACCTTCGGCACTGGTGCCAGCGCTGCCATTTGAACTACGACTCCGAGCATCACGCGCAGACGAGATACCAGGCGCGCCGCGAGGGCGCCGCAATTGGCGATCTGTTCGCCTGATAACGAGGAAACGATGGATACACAGAAAATCATGCCCGTCGAGCAATGCGGCGCCATCGGCAAATGCATGGCGAGCCCGCAGAGCTATGCCGATTACCTGCCGCACTATCAGAAGACAAATCCCGCTTCGGTCGCCGCTCACGCGATGCAACAGCTCGAGGCGGCGCGCGCCAAAGACGTTGCGATGCACGACAAGAACCAGCCCGCGATCGCAGCCAACAAGGCGATTGCCGCACGCGTCGAAGCGTTCATGACGGAAATCGGGATGCCGCGCAGCTATACGGAGAAAGATCTCAAATCGCGCTCGCGCTATCCCAAGACGATCACCAATGACGCGGGATGGATCAATGACGTGCGGCGCCACTGCAAGACCTCGGATGGGTTTGAGTATGCAACGGCAACATACGAGCGTCTGAAGCGCGACTATGAAAGCTATGCGGCGCGCGCGCAACAGGAAGCCGAGGCGAAACGTACCGAGCAGCAGCGCAAGCTGGATGCCGAGAAGGCAGCGAGGCGCGCGAACGTCGAGCTCGCGCGCCTCGTTGTGCGGTACGAGCTGCCAGAGGATTCTGATTGGCGTGACGTGCTCGAGGCGCTGCGCTCTAAGGATCAGCGCATCGACCTTGCGCTGGCAATGATGGACGTGCGCGCTGATTGGAGCGAGGGACCGGATCAGGTCGAATACGCGCTCGATCGATTCACCGTCGAGACGGACGAAGACAAGGCGATCGCCAATTGCGTGCTCGACGGCCTGCGCGACTTTTGCGATGGCCGCGTGTTTCGCGACTGCTCGTGGAACTACGATCGGCTCATCGCGTCCGTTGCCGATCAGCAGCTGGCAGCGGATGCAATGACTGCGCATAACCGCACAAGGGGGGACTAATGACGAACGCAGAAAGCCAAGCAGCAGCGCAGCCCGACGAGCGCACGGCGTTCGATCAATGGTGGGAGAAAATTTGCGTTGAATTATCACTTGCCGATTCTGATCCGATTATCCGGGAAGCTGCAGGGCTTGCGCGGGCCGTTGCTAGCCGTGCGTGGCGGGCGGCGCGGGCCACTACACCGCAAGCCACGGTGAAGGGCGATGAGCAAGAGCCGACGCTCTACCAGTTCCGCACGAAGCCCACGTGGCACGGCGGTCAGTGGTGCGCATGGGAGGAATGCACGGCAGAAGCGGCGGCCGATTATCGGCGCGTACCGCTGCTGCACGATTGGGTCTATGAGGTTCGCGAGTTGTTCGAACGCGCGGCAGTACCGCAAGCCGGGGCGGCATTGACGGATGGGCAAATTGTGCAGCTCGCCAAGGATATGCACGTCTTGAGCAAGACGAATGCGACGTGGTGGGACGTTCAGCAAGACATCCTGCTTCCGTTCGCCCGCGCCCTGCTCGCCGCGCATCCCACCGAGCATCGCATGAGCGACGCCGCGCGCGAGGAGCAGCCGAGTTGGACCAACCCCCTGACGCCCTACGGAATGCTCGTTCGCGCGCTGCGCATCGTCGCGAACGCGACGCTTTGCGATATGGGGAAATGCCTCTCGCTGAAGCCGTCATTGCTTTCCGGGATGGAAACCGGCCGCAAGCCGGTCACACGCGAAATGGCTTCGGATGTGGCGACGTACTTCGAGAGTCTGGGTGTAAGTAACACGTTGCCTGCGCTCAATGCGGCACTCGACGCCAACCGAAAATGGAGCCAGCGATGAAAATTAAGATCTCCGAAAAATGCATCATCAACGGCCACGAAGCTGAGAGGTGCCCGAAGTGCGGCGGCGGAATGCTGCCCAATCAAGACGGTGTGTACTGCGTTGCGGGCATGACGCCAGATGAAACGGCACGCTGCTTCAATTGCGGTTACGTTGCGCGCGAAGGTAACCGCGCACCCATAGATGTGAACCAAGCGGGAGGCAAAGCATGAACGCGCTCCGCATCAAACAGGTCACCGCGAAAGTCGCGCTCGGCGAGTCGACGATCTACCGCATGATGGCCGAAGGTCGCTTTCCGAGGTCGTTTGAGCTGATGCCGGGCCGCAAGGCGTGGATCGAAAGCGATATCGACGCCTGGCTCGCCGAGAAGGCGGGCAAGCCGTTGCCGGCCGCCGCTGACGCTACGCCGCAGACGCTGGACGCGTGAGCGGAATCACCTGCGCGGTTTTCCCCTGGCAGTACCGCGCCCAGTCCTCCATCATCGGCCGCCGGCGCTCGAGCATGTCGCGCCGCCGGTAAGCCGATTCCGTTTCATTCCCGATCGTGTGCGCGAGCGCCTGTTCGGCGAGCGAATCCGGATAATCCGTGCAGTCCGCAACCCAGTCCCGGAACGTCGAGCGGAATCCGTGCACCGTGATGTTCGTGCGATCCATGCGCCGCAACAGCAGCAGCATCGCCATGTTTGAAAGCGGCTTGCCCTGCTTGTAGCCAGGGAAGAGCCAGCCCCACTTCGCGCCTTTCTCGATCTGATTGCGCACGAGTTCAACTGCCTCGTCGCACAGCGGCACGCGCAGTTCCACTTCGCACTTCATCCGGTCGCCCGGAATCGTCCAGACCTTCGCATCCAGATCGAACTCCTCGGGCCGCGCGAACCGCACCTCGTTCGTGCGCGTGGCCGTCAGAATCAGGAGTCGCAGCGAGTGCGCCGCACGCTTTGGGCGCGTCTTCAGTTGAGCGAAGAAGGCCGGCATGTCTTCCCATGCCAGCGCCGGATGATGCTTCACGTCGCGCCGTTTCTTCGAGCGCGGAAGCACGCGGTCGAGGTGGTCGACGTAGCGCGCCGGGTTGTCGCCGATGCGATGGCCTAGCGCCATCTCGGCATCGATGATTGCTTTCACGCGGCCGCGCACGCGGCGCGCGGTTTCGCCCTTCTTCATCCAGATCGGCTGCAGGATGCGCACAATCATCTCCGTGTCGATGTCGCGCACGTCGACGTGGCCGATCACAGGGTACGCGTACGTCCCCAGCGTGGCCGTCCATTGCTTCGAGTGCTTTTCGCTACGCCACGACGCCTTGCGCGCCTCGATATATGCTTCGGCCGCCTCTTTGAACGTCGTCGCGCCCGCCGCGGCGGCAGTGCGCTCGCGATCGCGCTGCTTGCGCGCCTCGATCGGATCGGTACGCTGCTTTACGAGCGCGCGACATTCCGCGGCCTCCTTGCGGGCTGCTGCGAGCGATACGAGCGAGAGCGGCCCGAGGCCCATCTCGCGCGAGCGGCCTGCAATCGTAAAGCGGTAGATCCACGAGCGCGAGCCGCTCGAGCTGATCTGTAGATACAGGCCGCCGCCGTCGGCGTAGTAGCCCGGATCGACGAGCCTGCCGATGCCTACAGCGGAAAGCCTGTGAAGTTCATGCGCCAT